CATTCCACCGTTGTTCCATATTTTTAATGAAATTGGGAGTAACAACATTGACCGTGCTAAACTCACCTAAAACAACTTTGTTTTTAGATTGGTCACTATCAGAAGTTACCTTCTGAATAACCCGTGCTTGAGTTGTTAAGATGGGGTTCATTGCTAAGTCAATAACTTTAATTGTGTCTCCTAAATTAGGATTAAAATCCTGTGTCGTTTCAACAGAATAATTTACTCGTGGGTGATTAAATAATCTTAAGGTTTTTGTTCCCCATGTCAATAAAGCGGCTGGATTATCAATTGCATCACTTGTTATTGAACCCTCTAGCCATGTTGTTTGGTCAGTGTTGTAAAGTACGTTTGCTTGAGAATCTGTGATAAAATTAACACCGTTATTAACAGAAGCAATCGACTTACCACTATTACCATAAACATATAATTTAGTAATTAAAGTTGTATCAACAGTTTGCCTATCAATGGAGAGCATATTGTCTCCATAGGTAATCCTTTGTCCTTCATTTTTACCAAGTTCATCTTCAATATCAAGAATAAAATCAGTTACAATTCCATTAGAATCAATATTAACATAAGCATCTGCTTCAACATCAAAATCAGTTAAAATAGTCTGTAACATAGATTGAGAAGTTGAATTACCGTCAAACTCCACATCTGCATATAAACCAGAAGTTGAATTATTCTCAACGTCCCAACCAGTTCCAGCCATTAACCATTGTAAAGCAATTTTTAAAGTACATTGAGTAATTTCTTTTTTTGCTGGAATTGTTTTGCCAAGTTTCCAAATAGCTAAATTGATAGCATCACATGATCTTAAATGTGTTCCACTTGTTGAATCAATTGTTTCATCAGTTTGATAAATTCGATAAACTCTCCAATGGTTTGCTGTATCATCATGAACACCAATATAGTTACCAACAATTAAATTAGAAGCAACAGGAGAATCAGCCAAAACAGTTAAATTATTGATTGTATCATTCCAACTTTTCGAATTAGCGTTCGGATCAGTTGTGTTAAAAGTTGATTCAGAACTAATATCATCAGAATTCGTTTCATCATCAGCAATTTGTCGCTCTACTGTTTCACCCCAAAATAAATTTGTATCATCATCAAGAGTTAACGTGTTTGTTCTCTTGAGGTTTTTATCTAAAATAACATACATTTACTTTTCTCCTTTCTAATTTATTTAATTGCCGGAACATAATCCAACGTAATATCAGCATTCGCTGGATCTGGATAAAAGTGAAGTTCTTGGCCAACTCCACCTTGTATGCCCGGAAAAGTAGATAACCATGAAACATATTTATTGGCATTTTGACCATTAATAGTTACATTGTTATTAGTTGTATCAATTACAATCTCATCTCCAGCTTTTGCGATAAGATGGGGAATATCATCTGCATCGGTAGAACCATCGGTTCTCCACTCTTTATAATCAGTTAATGATTCAAAATCAGTTCTATAAACAACAGGGGGTTTTGATAAGTCCTCATCAATGTCATGTTTACCAAAGAAAACACCTACGTTTGCTAAAGAAAAACCGAACTTACCAGAAGTATCTAACTTTGTCTTCTTTAAATGAGTAACACCATCGGTATTAACACTGTAAGACTCACCTGTTGATGAGTTGTATTGAATAATTTCAGCAACCCACTTGTTAGCAGTTTTACCTTTGTTAGTTACTTTCTGTCTTTCAAGAATAAAGTCACCCCAAAAATCTGAATAAGCATCAGAATTCATATAAGATGTTGCGTATTTATATTCTTGAATTTGTTTCTTAATTTTTCTCTTTTTAGTGGCAGATCTTGGTGAGCCAACTTTTCTACCGCTTATTGTTTTTTTACCGTGCTTGTTAGCAACTTTCCGACCTTTTTTTGTTCTAGTAACGGTATGACTCGAATAACGTTTTTTCTTTGGTTTTTTGTTTTTATTCCTTCTTGTCTTTCTGGTTGACTTCTTTTTTCTGGCGTTTACAATTAAAGGCTTTAATTTCTTTTCACTCTTTTTGCCTTTTTTGGGTTCACTCTTTTTACCTTTTTCGGTTACATATTTAGTAACTTTTTTCAAAGGAATTTTTACTTTATGGTTATTATCTCCATTTACTTTTTGTGCCGCATTACCTTCATTAAAAAGTAATGTTAGATAATCATGAGAACCCCGCTTAAAATTATTACCTAATTGAATGAACCCTCGTGGGTAACGTCCCATTGGATAATCTTCAATTCCCATTCGTCCACAAGTTCGTCCATTAGCATCTAATAGATAAGCTTCAATTTTACCCATTGCACGTTCGTTCTTTTGTCGTTTTGTATGGTGTAAACGAACTGCAACTTTCCAATAAGGTGTGATTTTAGGTAATCCATTATGAATAACAGCTGGGCCATAGAATTTATTTTTATGAGCACCAACTTTACCCCAATCATATTTACCCTTACTGTTCTTAGCAACCATGATTGAAGAACCTGTTGAAGTTGCTTTACCATCTAAAACAGCATCATACAAATCAATCATTTGTGTGTCTGGACCAGATTCAAACCAAGTTGCCAAAGTATTACATGGATCATTAACTTGTCGAACTTGAGATTGATTTAATTGTTGTGTATTTCCATTGGCATCTGTAATAGTTGTACCTTTATCAACATTATAACCAACAGCGACATATTCATCCTCTGTTTCATAACCAGTATAATATAAATCCGTCTTCGGAATAATATGAATAATTGGTTTAACTTTTGCGTTGCCTTCAGGTTGAATTATTTGATCATTACTTGTAATCTGAATAGATTTTTGTGGCAAGAATCCTCTCGGATCTGCCATCATAAATGTCAATATTGTTGTACAATCTTGAACATTTTCTGAAATAAATGTTGGTGTTGGAATACTCGTGAAATGTCCATAATAAACAACATCTGGATTATCGTTGAATCTTAATGGATATTGAGAATCAGCATCGTCACTAGTGTTAATCAAAACGTTCGTCAATCTCTCCAATTTAAGGTTATATTCATCTCGATCAGCACACATAATTGTAATTGGAATATCAATTTGTTTTTCCCCATAATCTGTACCTAAAAAAACGCCCCCGTAATGCCCGGGGACGTCTTGAAAGGATTCAGTCATATTAGGGGCTAAAGGTTTCGCAACGTGATTAACAATGACTCCCAAATCTTCATCAGAATTAAACCCACCAGATCCATCATCATCAAAAGCATAATCAAATGTATCTTCATATACATCATTGCTCATTCAGTGGTACACCTCTTCCTAAGTTAGTTTTAATGCGCTTCTTGCGCACATGTTTATTGACTGTATTCACTACATCATTACCACTCACAATCGCCTGCACAGGGTTTTGAGAAGCCGCTACAAGGCTCTTGAGTAATGAAATAATAGTTTTATTCTGTTTAATAAGTTCTTTGTTTTGTGTCTTAATTTCTCTTGTTGATTCTGTTGAAGCCGATGCTTTCACATCGTTGCCAGAAACCATTTCTAATGCTTCTCTAGCGAGTTGCACGGTTCGAGATTTGTTGGTTAATGGTAGAATCATTTCTGGTTTATTTTCTTCTGCAACGTGAGCCAATTGTGCTTGAGTTACTAGTCCGCCATGAGCATAATTGTGATGAGATTGCCAATATCTATAAGCACCATTAATACCACCATATTTCTTAACGTAACTCTTCATCCACTTCAACTGAGTTATTGGATTAGTTCTCCAGTCTGACCCAGCACTAGCCATTTTATTACCTGGAAGAGACTGCGGAAGTCCATAAGCACCAGATGGGTTATGAGCTCTAGGATTCCAACCTGATTCATGGGAAATAATGTAGTTATACATTCCAAATTGGCTTGCTGGTATTCCAGCTTGTTTCAACCAATGTTTATGACTTCCAGTTGGTGCTTCACTATCTCCATTACCAAAACTCTCAGCCGCCTCGGCTAAAGGCTCCAAAAACTTCTTAATCCAAGATAGAACACCAGAACTTTTAAGTTGCTTAGTAACAAGCTTAGTAAGTCTACTTGTAGCTTTTTTTGCTGTCTTGTTACCGTAGCTTCCATGAAGCTTGGTAACGTCTAGCCATCCACGCGTAGAACCGCCGCCATGGGTCCATAGTCCCTCAGTAGAAGCACCAATGTGGACGTGAGTACCGGCTGGTCCAAGCTTGGCAATTGCTTGTCCTTGCTTGACGTGTTCGCCAGCATGTACAAGTATCTTTGCGCCAGAGTTGGCTTTGCCATTGAGCTCTTGGTAAATGAGGCTTAGCTTACCGCCTTTAGTTGCCACGTACTGCCCAATACCTTTACTGCCACCCCAGCCGGACGGAGCACCGCCCAATCGAGTGACAATGGCGTCTTGCAGAGCGTGCACAACCTTAGAGCCAGAGAAGTCAACACCATCATGGCTGCTATAACCGCCACCGGTAGCACCACGATTGCCGAAACCTGACGTAATGTGCCATCCAGCACCAGGAGTATGTGCTACAGGGCCACCACCGCCACTACCGGCATTGGCAGCTCCGTTCATCATATTCCAAGCCGTTGACCACCAATCAGAACCTTGTTTTCTAAGGGTATTCTTATACAAACCCATAATTTCTTTAGAAACAGAACCTTTTAAACCACTTGAGTCTGGATTAAAAACTTGTTTCCATGTTTTATCAGAGTTCTTTGAGATTTTAGATAAAGCAGAAAGCTTTTGCTTTAATGACCCCAAACACCTTTAAAGAAATTACCAATTCTGCTAAAAATTCCAGTACCAGAA